TTTCCTCCACGTCGGCCGCGCGTTTACGACGGTTACAGGTGGCCTTGTCACGGATCCGGCCGGATACCAGTGGGCGTTCCCGACTTTCACCATTCCAGCGACAGGACAGATCCTCGTTACGGGGACGTGTACGACGCTCGGTGCGATCACGCTTTCGGCTGGTGCCGTCGATACCGCAAACGGAAAGGGCGCGATCGCAACGGTTCAAAACGGTTGGCAGTCTGCGACGAACCCGAGCGCCGCCGCTCCCGGAGCCCCGGTTGAGCGTGATAGCCAACTTCGTCAGCGCCAGGCGGCTTCGGTTGCTCTTCCATCCCAAACACTTCTCGGTGGCCTCGTCGGGGCGCTCTATGCCGTGTCTGGCGTCACGCGTCTTAGGGCGTATGAGAACGACACGAATCAACCCGACGCGAACGGAATTCCGGGGAAAGGGATCTCGATCGTCGTCGAGGGAGGAGACGCGATCTCGATTGCGACCCTCATCGCCCTTAAGAAGAGCGCCGCTGGCACCTACGGCTCGACCGTCGTTCCGATTACGGACGACGTCGGTATCACGCGGAACATTAATTTCTTTCGACCGATCATAATCCCGATCTCTTATGTCTTGAAGATCCGCCCAAGGCCTGGCTATACGTCCGACGTCGAAGCCCAGATTCAGCAATCGCTTGCGACTTGGACTTCTGAACTTGGAATCGGAAACGGCGTGTTTTTGTCTCGTGCGTACGTCCCGGCTGATCTGTCCGATCAGCCGACTGGTTCGACGTTTGAGATTGTTCCGAATTCTCTAGCTTGCGCGCGAGACGGTAAGGCTCCGATGACGTCCGATGTCGCTTTGTCGTTTAACGAAGCGCCGATTTGTGTCCCGTCTAGTGTAACGATTTCGTACATCTCATGAACGTCAATGATATATCGATCTATCTGAATCGAATCACTTCTTGGCAAGCGAAGTCGATAAAAGCACGCTTTCTTTCTACCGTTTCCACCAATATTTCGCCGTACTGTGATTCTCAATCTGTTTTCGAGAGTTTCTCAGACCTTTTTGATATCGATTTTGCGGTCGGTGATCAACTTGACAAAACTGGAGAGTGGATCGGTCAGAGCCGCGGCGTCCCGATAAAGCTACCAAACCTTTACTTTTCAGCGGATATCGCAGGTCTCGGCGCTGATGAAGGCTACGCGGCACAACCTTTTGATACTGGATACAGTACTTCTTATCTACCTGATCTATATTATAGGAAGCTACTTTTCGCGAAAATCCTCGCTAATCGCTGGGACGGAACCGTCGTCGGCCTTCAGGCGATTTTGAGAGCTTATTTTAATGACCCCGCGACGCTTGTTTTTATTGACGACAAAAGCGGGAGTGCGAGTCCGGCTCTTTTCTTCTCGGCTGATGACGCAGCGACGGGGGCGGACCTCGGTGTCGCTTATCCCGGAGGCGCTTCGGGTGCCTCAATTGAATCGTTTTCAATGCAGTGGCTAGTCGCGTTCGCTGGAAAAATTCCAGCACCTGTCGACCTGGCGATCCTCGCTGCGGGAATCCTGCCGATAAAGCCGATGGGCGCGAGTGTTATGACCCTCGTCGCAACCGTCGACGGCGCTCCGCTCTTCGGAGCCGATATGGATACATCGTACGTGTCCGGGGCAGATATCGGGGTCGCGGATGGATCCCCGGCCTATGTCTCCAGTCTTTTGGCCGCTTAGACGATCCTACTTACTTCGTCGCTTTTCCTGGTTTATATCGATCAAGATCGCCGTACGGAATTTCTCATGGCTAATAATTTCTTCCTTCCGTTCGGCGTTGCCGCTGGCGCTAACGCATGGTCCGACGCGACCTACAACGGCTCAAGCCAGCAGCAAACTGGCATTCAGAAAGGCATTGTTCCGTCTGGGCTTATGACGAAGGCATGGCGGCAGAGTTCAGTGCCAGCCAGCGCTCTTGGTCAGATTATTGCCGATTATGCACTGGTCGATGCGGTTGACGACGGTAACGTCGCAGGCTTTAAAGCCAACCTTCGTATCGCAGTAGCCGCAATGCTTGCTGGTGTTTCGTTTGCGGTTGATCAGTCAAGCACCCCGAATGTTATTTCGGCCTCCCTCGACCCCATACCGCCCAACTTATCTTTCCGTGGAGTTTTCGTTCGGATTGCAAATACAAACACCGGTGGACCTGTAACTATGGCCCTCAATGCTCTTGGCACCAAGGGCGTAGTGAAGAAAAATGGCGGGCCTCTGCTGGCTGGAGATCTAGTCGCCGGCCAATTCACCCATTTCATATATGATAACATTGCAGGCCAATGGACGTTGGCCGGACCCGCAATATCCGACATCTCGTCGGCAACACTGACGACAATCAACACCCTGCGCATTGTTGGCGGTGTGCCGACTTTTTATGGCGCAGGGACAACGAATGTGCCCGTCGCGGCTAATGTGACGGCCCGGCTGGTGTTCCGCGGCGGCGGCGGCGGCGGCGGCGGGGCATCGTCTGTCACTTCTGCCGGCTCCGGCGGCGGCGGCGGCGGATACGGCGAGGAGATCATCACAACCAACGTCGCCACTGTTTTACAGGTCATCGTGGGGACGGGTGGTGCCGGTGGAGCTGGAGGCTCTCCGCCGGGGCAAGGCGTTTCTGGCGGAACTACAACGTGGTCTGTTGTTTCTGGATCTATCACGGACGGCAGTGGCAATATCTATACGGCGGGACAGTCGATCTGTTCGGCAACGGGCGGGGGCTATGGCTCCGGAGGCAATGGCGGGGCGCAGAGCACGTTCTTCGGTGCAGGTGGTGTCGCCACCGGCGGCGTTTACAATCGCCCTGGGCAGTCCGGCGGCTTCCCTCGCGGGCAGTTCACCAACAACGCCTACCTCGGCGGCGTAGGCGGTATTTCGCCTCTCTCCGGTGGACCGCCCGGCGATAACCTCGGCGCGGCCGGCATCACCGGCACGTCCCCCGGCACGGGTGGTGGCGGCTCATCGAATAACGCGCCCGGCGGCAATGGCGTCGACGGCGAAGCCGCGATCTATAAGTAGGAATCAGACATGGCTGAACCCCTCTTCGCCCTCGTGGTCGACGGACGCGTACATGCGCTTGAGGTCGGTAGCCATGACTGGCCCGCCGACTTGTTCGATGTTCGTGATGTCTCTGCCGTTCCCGGCATCGCGGTGGGATGGATTGCGAACGAGGGCGGCACCTTCAGCGCGCCATCAATGCCGCAAATGGATCTTGATGTCCTCAAGTCTAGCCTGAAAGCTCAGGTTGATGGGGACGCAGAGCGCGAGCGTCTAAAGCTTATTACCGCCGGCTCCGGCCAGGCCATGGAGTACCAAGAGGCGTACTCGCAGGCGCAAGCCGCGCTCAACGCGAATGGCACGGCGAAGCCCTCGGACTACCCGATGCTGGCGGCTACCATCGGCGTCGACATCGACCCTGACACTGGTAAGCCGGCGACCGACGTGCTTGGCGTCGCTCGCTCGGTGAAGGCCGCCTATGAAGCCTTCCTAAAGGCCGGCGCTGCCATTCGCGGCGTAAGGCTTCAGTCTAAGGCAGAGATCAACGCATCGGCCGACGCTGACATGGCGCGTGCTGCGTACGACGCGATTAAATGGCCAGCGTTCGGGTAGCCCGCTCGTGACCCAAATTCTCAATCTGCCACTTCTTTCGTTCCCAGTTGCGATCGGGAACAATGAGGATTGGGCGGACTCGTGGGCCTATATTGATGCTTCTTCGAACCCGATCTCGTTAGCGGGTTTGTCGTTGATCATGATGCTTCGCAAGCAGGCCATTGACCCGGTGCTGTGCCTCGCCGCGTCCAGCGTGTCTGGGGACATCGTCGGATCCGTGCCGACCGGCAGCATCGCAACTGGCGGCGCCGGCCTCAACGTCCTCGCCCTCGCCATCCCAAGAGCCGCTGTCTCCACCCTTGCGGCTGGTGATTACGTCTTTGAAGTCCAGGCGTCTGGCGAAGGCATCACCCGAACGATCGCGACCGGCCCTGTAACCGTCAACCAGGGGGTGGTTCGATGATCACCGGCAATATCGTCGTCCTGCGCCCGGCTGCTCAGAATGTGCCGCCAGGCGTCTTGCTGCCGGCAGGCCCTGCTGGCCCTCCAGGTGCGAACGGGGCTAATGGCGCCCCAGGCATCCAAGGTCCGCCTGGCGCTACTCAGGACATCTCGGGCAAGCTCGACGCCACCGCAGCAGCCCTACTGGTGCTTCTGGACAACCTACCCGCGCTCCCGGCCAGCCCTTCGGCCTACCCTTCAGCCGGCGGCCTGTTCCGCGACGGTGACGCTAACGGCTATCGCCTCGTCCGTATCTTTCCCGCGAGCTGACATGATCCGCGCCGCTTTCCTCGCGTTCCTGACGCTCGTCGCTGTCCCAGCCGCCGCACTTGATCGCGGCCCGCCAGCGCAGCGTTCTGGCCCGATCGCCATCACCGGCCCCGGCTCGACCGGTGACGTGTCGGGGATGAGCGCGACCCCTTCTGGGTCTGCATCGTCCGACACGCTCGCTAAGCTGCTCGCGCGCGTTGTTCCCTCTGACGGCCCTTCCACCCCGTCCTCTCAGCTCGCGACCGCAGCTTGGGTCCGCTCGTTCGGCGCGGGCTACGCCAACGTAC